CTGGATGCCTACATCAACACAGTTACCAAGCGCCAGGACGTGAACATCCACGGCGGGCTGGTTGAAATTGCCAACCGGCAACCGCTGAATAGCCTTGCGCCGATCATCGCGGTTACGGGGATAGGCAAGATCGTGTTCGTAGTCAACGCAGGGATTGACATGGTAGGCACGATCACCATTTCAGGCACTAGCGTTAACCGTGATACTGGCGTGCAATCCGCGCTTGACTCTGAGGTCATTACAATCAACGGCGCGACCACTGATAACAGCGGAGTTGACGGCGGCGGCAACATCACTCACGATTGGGCTAATGCTTACATCAGCAGCAAATGGTGGCGCGACGGAATCATCCTATCAACTACCAACACTGACATTTCAGACATGGATGTATGGCACTGCTCATTTGAGCAGTTTGACGACCAGGGCGGTATCACCGTCAATACATTCGACATTAACGCTTACCTTGAGAACACCAGCGCCGAGCTATACGCCCACCTGTACTATGTGAATCCCGGCGCAGGCAGCACGCTGGCACTCAGCACCATCGCTGACATTGAATACCAAGCGGCTGGCAGTGTTGCTAATCGTTACGTCAGGTTGCGGAGGAGCACTGGCGCAGGCTCATTACCTCAAGCGATTGACGGCACTAGCGAGGGCATATTCCTCGATGTGTTTTTCGAGCCGTTCGCCTTGGCATACTGGAAAGATGTGACGCTTAAGATATGGTTTGATAGTTTGAGGGATTTAGAGTAGGAGTAATCATGGACACGACTACAATCAATGAGGCTAAGATTGAGAAGGCGATTCTCAGACATGAGGCCACTGCCCATGCTCCTATTGTCGAGCGCCTGATCCGCCTGGAGATTTACAACAAGATCATCCTTGCTGTGCTCATGCCCGTTTCAATCGGGTTCATTGTGTACATTGCAAGAGCCCTCTTCGGATTAGCCCCAGTAGGGTAAAGGAGATACTATGAGTTTCAAAAGTGAATGGCGCAAGTTCGAGCGCAGCATCAAGCGGAGCCGCACACTGAAGCAGATCAAGAAGGCTTACAAGAAGTCGATCTCACCCGGAGCACAGAGCGCTCTTGCTTATGTGTTTAAGCAAGTCGAGCGTGAGGTCAAGGACAAGATCAGGGGCAGGGCAGATGTTCGGCGGATTGTAGAACTGCTTAACCAGTATGATGATAGGTGCGGAGAATGAATCCCACGACTAAGTACCCTATGACGCTATCAAAGCTCGCTGAGCTGGGAGTGACGACGGGTTGGCTCGCGTTCACCCTGCGGCTGACATTCGCAGATGTCATGCGGGTAACGCGGCGCGCGCTCCCCCGGTATCGCTGGGTTACATTCTGGCAACAGTTCGGTGCGTGGATCGGTGGGCTGGTGATTACGAATAACCAGCTCAGGTTCAACCTCGGGCTCTGGCGCTCCGGGCGTCACAAGCTAAATCATGTTGCCACTGTGATCGTGCGCAACATTGACCTGCTCTGCCTGTTCGAGTCACGCACCAAGCGCGGCGTTACCATTACCCCGATTGCATCCAGGCTGGCTGATGGCCGGGTCTGGTATCTGGTTCCACCCGTGCGACCTGCCACGCCAGAAGATATTGACAAGCTACAGACCTTCGCCAACCGGGTCGAGGGTATGCCTTACGGCTATGCGGCGCTGACTGGCACGCTGCTTGACCTCGGGATCGGTTCCCCCGAGGCGTGGATTTGTAGCGAGCTTGGCGCACGCGCTGCACAGATACTCAAGTACATCCCGCTCTGGCTGCGGGCAATCCGTAAGGACGGGCTCATGCCGATGCAAAACCGGCCTGCCGCTTACGAGCCTGCCCAGCTTGCGCGCTCTGACTCTTACGATTGGTGGAACGCAATCGAGATCAGAGACGGCGTTGTGATTATTGTTCCAGGTAAGTAGCTATCCCATTGTCCGCCTTCCTTCTATAGAGCCCGGCTCACCACCGGGCTCTTCTGGTACAATTCAAGCATGTTGAACAAGCTGCTACTGGAACTCTGGAATAACAAGATCGCCAGACGCGCGGCGCTGATCATCAAGCGCTACGCAATTGGGAACGCGCCGGGGTGCGCGACAGTTGCATCGGCCTACCTTCAAATGGCAGGCGTGCTGCCCGAGGGCAAGCATTACGCTTGGACGCTGGCACTATCGAATAAGCTGGAGTCCTTGGGCTGGGCGAGCAGTACCCACATTAAGAAGGTCGTACCGGGATGCCTGGTCTTTACGATTGACGACAACAACAACGACGCGCCTGATCACGTGTTCGGCGTGCTGGCAATTGAACCAGCAGAGCATGTACTGGCCGTCGACAACCGCAATAGCGGCGAGCCTTATGTGCGCAACCTTGGGGTGGGACGCTATGGCTCAATGCAGTATGCCCTCTTCCCCCCTTCGTAATGTTTAACCCGTGTGTTAAAATAGGGGCATGGCGCAACACGGCCTGACTAAACTTATTAGAGCCCAAGGCTACTTGGTTGCTGAGATCGCCGCCGCGCTCAATGTTCACACCTTCACTGTCTACAGGTGGGCTACCCGCCCGCGATCTGTATCGCTCGAAAGCAAGCTGGCCTTGGCTAAAGAGCTGGGTGTGAACATCAAGACAATCGAAAAGGCACTAGCGTCCGATGACCTCAATATTGTAAAAGGGAAATAGTTATGACAGAAGATGCAGCAAAGATCGGAACGCATTGCGGCGTACCCGATGCAGACTACTTGGCGGGGGAAGCTGAGAAACTAGTCGAACCGGTAAGTTCAATCTCGCCGGTTGGGACTGCGATTGACGCAATGGGGGTGAAACTTAATGAAGCGACAGGAGAGCCCCAGCCCCGCCGCTCCATGAACATCGTCAAGATCGACCGGGCGCACAGCGATCAGGCTGACGATGAATTGGAGATTGATCTGAACGAAGGGCTTGCTTATGCGTGCAGGCGCATGATCGATCTAAAGAACATCCGTTCATTTACTAAGCAGCGCAAGCAGCTTGTAGCAGTGCTCGACAAGATCGCGGTCGTGAACATCGATAAGCTGGATGCGGCGATGCAGTTGATGATTATTGACTATGCGCGAGAGAACGCGAAGGGCAAAGCGAAGTACGCAGAGCTGAACCTGGAAGCTGCCCACCGGCCTGAGTTGAACGTGCGGCTCAGTACACGTGCGCAGCAGGATACCGTTGAGGTCACTGACGCTGATGCACTGATGGCACACTACAAGCGGACGGGCGAACTGAAGGAAGGCACGTCCCCATTCAAGCTCGTGCCTGCTCACTATGAGCTGAGCAAGGATGCGCTGAACGCTGAGGCGAAGAGGCGCGATGCGCAGGTGGCTGAACAGTTGATGCAGATCGCAGCAGGAAAGAAGATCAAGCATGACGATCTTGTCGGCCAACTCCCCGGCGTTGTCGTGAAGCACCAACCCGACAAGGGTTACTTTAAGGAGGTCTGAAGTTATGACAACTGAACTTGCAACAATTGAATCCGGTGTAGCTCAAGTTACGCAGGCGCACCCGCAGGCGATGAAGCTGCACGTGGATGAGGCTATCGAACACGTTAAGCAGCTTGAGCGGCTGCTCAGTAGCGTACTCAAAGAAGGCCGTGACTATGGCACCATCCCCGGTTGCGGCAAGAGCAAAGTCCTATTCAAGCCAGGTGCTGAGAAGTCACTACTCGCTTGCCGCTTAGGTATAGGCGAGCCAGCGATTGCAACCGAAGAATTGTCTGGTGGGCATGTTCGGTATACAGTAGTTATGCCGATCATTGATCGCGCAAGCGGAGCAGTGGTAGGCCAGGGCGTAGGCTGCTGTTCGACAATGGAAAGCAACCGGCGCTATGCTGAGCTTTGGAATGACAAGTTGAAGCATTACCACACTGTAGTTGAACGCGGTGATGCCAAGACCATCGTGGAAGTTCCCCCCGAGGATCAGCGTAACTCAGTATTGAAGATTGCAACCAAGCGAGCCTTTGTGGATGGCACGCTTAGGACGTGCGCACTGTCTGAGTTCTTTACGCAAGACCTGGATGATATGGCACCCGGCACAATCTCAGACCGTGACGATGAAAGCCGCGCGCCTGCTGATATCCCCGAAGGCGTAAGCGATAAGTTCACCGAGGGCGATGGCGTTTACTTGCTGAAGTCCCTTACCTGCGCACTGACTAGCAATAAGGCCAAGACACCCAATGCGCCGTACTGGAAGCTCAACCTGCACAGCGGATCAGGTTCCAAGGATATCAGCGCCTTCGGTGACCCAGCCGGGTTACTACGCAAGCTGAGCTTGCCGGTGCCAGGTGAGATCACGCGGGGCGTTAAGGTTGCGGCTGACATTCTTGTGCGCTGTGAACTGGTGAAGAGCGGCAACTATCTAAACCTGAATAACATCGAACGCGCGAGCGGTGGTGGTGCAAGTGCCAGCGAGGGCGCGAGCATGACGCACGAGCAGTACGCTGGGCTGATCTTCCAGCAGGGCAGGACACAAGGCTCTGCTGACTGGGATCTGATGCGGACTGTTACCGATACCAATATCATCGATGAGCTTGAGCGCATGATCGACAAGGATCAACTTCCAGGTTCGATGCGTGATGGTTTGAATATCTGGAATACACCCGCGATGGTAGCGGCGAGCTGGATCACTAAGATGGTAGGCATACCGACAAGCCCTGCTTACAAGGATGGCCTACCGTACAATGAGTCCGATGTTTTCCTGGCGATCACAGAAGTATTGAAGGACGAAGAGCAGGTAGCAGGCGCACCGATGGAAGGCGATATGTCTGACGTAAGTGTATGAGCTGGGAGGCTCAGAGATAATGGCTAAGACAATTCTATTTGGTCTGAAGAACAGGGTGTATGCGGGCAAGCCGGTGAACTTGAATCCCCGCAAGCACGAGCGCAAGAACATGCCCGACGAACAGGTCTGTGATCTGATACTCGACATTGCACTGCAACCGGCAGACCTGAAAGGCGCTGACGGCCTGTACCCAATTGCGATTGATGAAGCTGGGCACGCTGTACCCGGAGACAAGCACACCTTTGAGAAGAGCCTACAGAATGACGGCTACGCGGTCGAGCTCACCCTGAATGGCAAGGCGCGGGTGCTGCATCCCAAGCATGGGATTGCACTCAAGCAGTTCAAACTCGACTCAGACAAGACCACCAACATGCCGATCACGGTTGGGCGCTTCAGCGTTAAGGGACTGCCTGCTGCTGAGGGCGGGCGCAATTGGCTACTCGCTGGAGTCGAGGGCTTGTCTGTCAAGTTCGTTCCCAAGGACAATGGCATGAAGGCAATAGAGGCTAAGGAAGCCAGGGCTGCTGATTCGGAAGTACAGGTAGCAGACGGCCAGACTTCCATCGAAGAGCCGACCGATGGGTGAGCCTGAGAAACTTGGATCGAAGCTGACTGGCAAGCTTGATAAGCTCTTCGCTGGCCGCAAAGTCGATCCTGATATCGAAGCGGGGTACCGGGTTATTGACCCGGTGCCCTTGGCCGAATGGGTTGCGCCCGACGCTAACTGCTACTCAGTATTCAATGTGACTGACGGCGATGGCGGCGACAAGCAGACCACTTCAATTCCAACCACATGCCTTGGAGTTGATAGCATACTCGACTGGGGCGAGCAAGCGGCTTGCAAACGCGCCAAGCAGATTGCGATTGAAGTCCTTGGCTACTCACCCCATTGCACTTTGCATTTCACACTTGCTGATAACCATGAGTTCAAGCAACGCGAACGTGCCAGGAAATTACTACCCGAAACCATGAGCCACTTCCCGCAAGCTGTACAGAGCTTCGGTGAGCTGGAAGTCACAGCTTGGAATACGGAAGCTATCGAGCGCGCGAAGCGCTACACACAGAACGCCAGGCAGATGCGATGTGAAGGAAAGGGTATCGGCATCAGGCATTCGCAGGTGGGCTGTGGTAAGACTGCACTGCTCACGATTGCTATTCTGGAAGCTGCCCGGCGTTACGGCTTCACGGCTCATTATGTATTCATCCATACCCTACTTGATATGCAATTCGGGAAGGAACGGACGCGGGCAATCGAAGCCTGCTATGCGCCTGACTTCCTGCTGATGGATGATATTGATGCCAACTCGAAACCCACAAGCCAAGGTGGAACTGACGGCCATCCCAAGCGCACTCCATTATTGAGCATCACACAAGAACGAGAACGGCGCGGCTTGCCAATCCTCTGGACTTCTAATAGTGCCAGCGATGAGGACATGATTGATAACCTGGGTGAGCGCACCTTCAGCAGATTAAAGAGCCACAATTATTTACTCCAGTTCGGCGTAAACGCGTGGGACTGGCGCACCATTAAGCGAGGAGCTAAGTTATGAGACTCATTCAAATTATTATGCTGGCAATGCTAGTGCTTGTAGTTGGTTGCGGAGGCGGTAGTCCAGTAGATTCATTGAACCCGCCGTCACCCAAGGTAAAGGTTCTGACTGAAAGGCCGTTAGATGTGGTGGCCAGATCAGAGCCACCATCACCACCAGGCACACCAACGGGCAAGAGCATACATATGACTATCACCATCAGCACGTCACGAGCATTCGACTTGTATTGCTGGAACGATGCACTGGAAGAGTACACCTTTTTCTGGCAGCATGACAGTGGCACAGAATCAGTTGATGGCCTGTTCACCCCGGACTTTGAATACGAGGTCTTCATTGAACATGGCAATCAGTACAGGCTGATTGATTTAACTGATGGCAATTACGTGATCAACTTCGATCCGTTTGGGGGAGCTTAGTAATGACACTAGTACCCACTGACAGGCAGCTTGAGCTTGCCAGGTTCGTATTCGAATACAACGAGCGGCACGCCCGGCCACCTAGTCTTGTCGAGATCAGCAATTATCTAATCTGCTCTGTGCGAAGTGCGTGTGATGTAGCATTTGCTGCACGATGCAAAGGGTTGATCGCTGGCGTGCCGGGTAAGGTTCGCACGCTGACGATTACCCACTTCGGCCTGATGTCGATTGGCGAGCCAGTCTGCCATATCCACCGCACAGTCAAATCGCTGGATGCTTACCGGCTACCAGAGGGGGTGAACCTTGAACGCTAAGAACGAAGTACATGAGATGCATTGGGTTGGCATCGACCCCGGCCTTAACCATGTAGGCATTGGCATTATAAAAGAGCGCTTCACGATGGAGCCGCGTGGCGATGAACAGCGCAAGGTCACGCTTGATCTGCTACCTGTCACGGCTGCGTATCTGAATATCGAATACCCCGAAGGAGGGAAGCCACAGAAGAATCCGCTGCTGATCCGTGAAGCTGCTCACCAAACCATCTCAGTTATGAGCCAGACCCTGGATTCACACGCGCTAGTTGGCAAGTTCACCCTGGCTATCGAAGACATCATCTTCATGGGCGCACGGACTACTGACATAGCGATGGCAATGTGCAAACTGGTGTGGCTATTGACCGGGCTGCTGCGCGGAACGCACGCGGAGCCGATGGTAGTCTCCCCGACAGATTGGCGTAAGTGGCTCACGGGCAAGGCGCAAGCCCAGCCCGCAGATACCCGCGCCGCGATACTCCAGCAAGGCCTCGCACCCGAAGGGCTAGTGCTTCAACTGGAAGGCCAGCAAGATCATATGCAGGATGCGATTGGTGTAGCTTACGGTGCATGGGCAGCAGCTAACGCAGGACGCCGGGTTTATTCGTTCGCAAGGATGCTGATGCCTGGCAGCGCACAGGCGTAAGTAATCATGGCGGGCATTTGCGCAGCCCGTGTAAGCAGTGAAGCCGTCCGGTATCTAAGTAGAGCCGGGCGGCTTCTTTATAACCATAGCGGCGATCTATAGCCCTCGGGTCGTGGCCGCGCCCTATAGACAAAGTTTAACGCATGTGTTAAAGTCTTGGTATCTCAAGTTTAGGAGCAAAGTTATGACAGAGACGAAACACACACCAGGGTCGATTGGGTATGGCCATCCCAGGCATACACCAGATGCGGTAGCTGGACTCGCCGGTATCATGCGCGAGTCGAATTACTACATACAGCAGCAATATCCACATGGGCTCGATCCCTCAACGGCAAGCGTAATCGACAGGCAAGCAGGAATGCGGCTAGGCGAGGCCGCGCTTGATTTGCTGGCAGCGTTGCAGGGGATCACGGATCGCTATTACGAATTGCTGGCGTCGGGCGATCTGGGGCAGTGTTACGAGGACGAGAACGAGGATATTATCGCAGCCAAAGCAGCCATCGTCAAGGCAACAGGGGAGGGTAGCCAGATGGATTACATCGACCCGATGAAGGAAGCCAAGGATGAAGTCGAGGATCGGATGGTTGATGATGCTGTCGCTAAACGGCAGCGCGATCATAAAGCTGAAATATTGCGAGCACAATACGAAGAGGCAGTTGCAAACCACACTGCCCGTGTTAGTGATCTGGAAGCCCTGACCCGCGAGCACCGTAACGGCGCGATGGTAGATGACGTGCGCTGGGATGCTTACTGGTCAGCCTGCGAGACTGCCAGGATACGATGCACTGAGCTTCGTAGCGCCCTCGATGCGGTGATGGGTTATGAGTAAGTCAACGAATCCAAATCATCGCCAGCAGCAACTTGATTACGAGCAGGCGCGCGTTCCGTGGGCTCGCTCCCGATTGATCGACACGATGCCCAGCTACAGCCGTCCATACAGCGCACGTTATCTTGCTGGCCTTACCCCGTTTACACCGCGCCTGATTCTAAAGGCGCTCACGATGTTGAAGGGTGAAGGTAAGGTAACTCACGATACGATGCGCGGCTGGCGTTGGGTGTACAGTGCAGCCGAGCGCAAAGCTCGAAAGGAGATGCAGCGATGAACAAGCAACTTAGTGAAGCAATGCACTTACCACTGAGCCCATTCCTGCAGCGTCATCGCAAGTGTCAGCGTCAACGCGCGCTGGCTGACATCGTGTACTGGCTCAAGACATTCGCGTTCGCTGCATTATTGCTAGTCGGGTTTGTTACTGCGCTGCTGCTGATCTTCGCGGTGTTCGCTGGATGTGCCAAGGCTGATGAGCCAGACGTGTTCACATTGGCCGAGGGCATCTCCCCACTAGTTCACGATGATCAGCTTGACTATCGGTTCTGGTTGAATGGCGGCAGTGCATGGTGTCAATATCCGTGCGGTGCACGACGCATCATTCCACCATGCGAATGCGATTACTGTAATGTTGAACAGGAGGACGTGATGGAGATAACCCAGATTAACGATAAGCATCGCTGGATTAAGATTCAAAATCCCGAGGGTGTTTCGTCCAGCAACGCATATCACACATTCGGAGACATTGCCTCTACACAGATGGGTGATGAGCTGAAGGTGATCGCGGAATCAGAAGAAAGAGCCCTTGTGCAGATCATCAACAAGGCAACTACTGGGGGTGCGTGTGCCCCCAATGGCACGATGTTCTTTATCGATAAACAAGAGTTCTACACCATGACACGTAACTATGAGACCGAAATGGCGCGCCAGGCAGCAGAAAAGGCCAAGGTTAAATATCTGCTGCGCAATGCGAAGGTGTCCCAATGAAGCACTACATTACATGGCTACTTATCATTATTGCTGCTGTGGGGGCCGCGCCCTCACGTGCTGATGATCGTGATGCGACTGACCTAAACTACACCTATGAGGATGGCGTGCTCTTCCCGATTGAGCTGGGCATCCTTTACGGCCTAGACGTTGGTGATGAACTGGCAGCAATCAATCTAGTTGATGCGCTCGGGCTACAAGCCGTTGCACTAATCGAAGAGCTGGGCATCGCGCGCACCGAAGCTGCGATCATCCACTGCCGCCCGAACATCGACCAGGGCTGGGCTAGTGAGCTGGCCGGGCTGATCTACTTTGAAGCTAACGCCAACGCCCTCGACCCGCTCTTCTGCGTTGCAGTCTGCTTCAAAGAGTCGAGCTTCAACCCGAACGCCACAAACCCCACCACGAGATGCGCGGGGCTATTCCAGCTGCATCCTATGCACAAGATAGCGAACGTGTATGAGCCTGCTGTAAACGTCCGCTGGGGTTGTTTGAAGCTACGCAAGTACATCGACGAACGCGGCGGCGATCTGCGGCGTGGGCTGCATCGGTATGGACACGATGATCGCGGGGCGAGGGCAACGCTCGCGCTCTACGAAAAGCTGAAGGAGGCCACCGATGCAAAGTAAAGCTGGACACAACACGACAGACACCGCGCCTGAGTGTAAGCGATGCAAAGGTGACTTTGTCGGCGTCGAACCATCCCTGATGGCTGACGGACTGGAAATGCCCTGTGATGATTGCCACGGCTTAGGCCACTACTGCCCCGGTGGTGAGGTTGAATGGGAATGTGGTGGGACTCTCTACGACATATACTCGATTGCAAACATTGCCAGTATTGCAACCGGCTTGCCGATTAGGTGTATCTGCACAGCCTGCAGGCAGCAAGTGGAGGCCAACAATGGAACTGAGTAACCCTTTCAACCCCGGCAAGTGGGGTAAGACTTACAAGGAAGTGGCGGGGTGGACGCCGGAGCCGTGCGACGGCGTGATCATCATTCCAGCTTATGACGCCCCCGGCGAGTTCATCGCGGGCATTCCCTACGTCGGCTCTGACGAAATTGACTTCCCGTCGATCAGGAAGCACCCCCCCCTACTCCCCTCGCCTGAGTGGATCAACGCGCAGGACAACCCGCGTGAGGTTGCCATAGCGGCGCTGGAACGTGCATGGCAGGTGGGGCAATTCATCCAAGCGGATGACGAAACTCGTGAGGGCTGTTACCACCTGACCTTGATGCGCGGTGAGGAATATCACCAAGTCGCGTTCATGGTGCTGAAGCCTTTTCCAACGGTGACACATCCAACTACCCCCGAGGCCGTGGATGCACGGTTAGCCCGATTCTATGCAATGGATATAGGCGACCCCGTCCTAGCCCGCTGCGCCTCGGATTGCTTCACGGTGCTCAAGCCGTGGGCTGATGCAATAAACTGGGGAGGTGCGGAGTGAGCGATACATTTCCAATAGTAGGTATAGACGATGTAGCGCACCTGGTCAGCTCAGAACTGGCAGGCACCCATTTGATGGATGACGACGGGAAAGTTGCAGCGCTGGACGTGTGCATTGTGCTTTTGAATGACCTTGTAGAACACTATGGCGGCAAACGCTGGGAGGCCGACAATGACTAACATCGACATAGTAGCCGTGTTCAAGCCTGAGCTAGAGGCCGTGATTGCCACGCTGAAAGGTGGCACGCCGGGGGAGTGGTATGCGCTGGAATACAGCGACAGTGAGATTACCTATTGGTATATCTCAACCGACCCCGATGGGAAAGTCGCCGACGTGATTTGCGGTGGTGGGCGTATGGGTAAGGAAGACGCCCAAGCCATCGCCACTGCCCACAACCACGCTGCTGTGTTCGAGGCGCTGCTGGAAATGGTGGAGTATTGGCTACGTGCGGTGAATTTCACTACCGACACCGGGGCGCAAGAGTTCGCTGCTGATCAACTACTCACCATCATCCGTACATGTTGCAAGTCCCCCGGATTCGCAGCTACACGGGCTGCGTTGGGGGTGGAGTGATGATCGTGTGTATTGACAAACATGGCGAAGTGGCCGCTATAGGGCCAGAAGCATCTAAACGGCAAGCGGAGCGGTTGATTTCCGAGAATAAGCCCATCAACACCTCCGACTATGTTGTGATGAAGTGGCTTGATCTGCTGAATGACGGCACTGTGTATTTCACCATAAGTGAACCTGGTAGCAGGGCATGTGCGTCGGTGGCAGAAGTCCAAAACAACCCAGTGCTTGACACATACGAAGCACTGTACAACGCGGAGTTGGAACGCACTATTGAGCGGATAGACACCCCTGCCACGGCAGGTAAAGGAGAGTAGTATGTTTGGAATTATGGTCAATAATATTGATGAGGCTTTAGGCATGATGCTGATAGGTGCCTATTTTAGCTACCACGAATCAGAGCGGCCAGTGGATACCGATCAACTGGGTCAACGATTCACTGAGTACCTGGGCAGTGGGCTTACCAGCGGAGCGCTGGAAGAGTTCGAGTCAACGATGCAAAGCATGGGTTACCGATTCTATTCACCGTGGGAAGATCACGACGGTCAATTCATCATTGAACCCGGCAAGAACTTCGAGGCTGAGTGCGAACGCATCATGGCGGAGATTGACAAGGACACCCCCAATGACTGAGCTTACAACTGAGCAGAAACTCACTAAGTGCATGACTGAACTGGATAGGCGGGATGCGGCGTTGGCTCAGCAGTTCGGACTCCCCGCTGACACTCCAACGACTTATTCCGCACTGATCCGCAAGCTGCTGGGACGGGCGTGGCGGGGATATAGCAAGTCTGGCAGTGAATCAATACGCCACGATTCCTGGCTTACAATCCACACAATCCACGACGCGCTGTGCAAAGGCAAGGGATGCGGTATAATCCCCGCGTCATAACTTTGCTGGGCGGCTGCCCTCCATTAACTCCGGTAAGCAGTCGCCCTTTTACTTGCGTGGTAGAATCTCTACATGGCAGCAAAGGCTAAAGTTGTGACGATGAAGTTGGCAGACCTCAAGCCAGCACCATACAACCCCCGCTCGATATCAGCAGACGCGCTTGACGCGCTCACTGCAAGCTTGGAACGCTTCGGCCTAGTCGAGCCGATCATCGTGAACATCAGGACGGGCTACATCGTGGGCGGGCATCAGCGCCTGGAAGCATTGCGGAGGCTGGGCAAGCGCAGCGTGATGGTAGTACAGGTTGATCTTGATGCGACGGAAGAGAAGGCGCTGAACCTTACGCTCAATAACCCGGCAGTACAGGGGCAGTTTACCGAGGGACTGGGCGCGATCCTCGAAGAGCTGGCCGATGCGAAGTTTGATGCGCTCGATGATTTGCAGCTACCTGCGCTTACTGATTTGTTGGAGTATGAACCGATGGACGGACTGACTAGTGACAAAAAGACGATCAGTAAGTCGGTCGATGCTAAGGGCAACATCCTGTATCCGGTTGGCTTTCGCCTGACGGAGACGCAACTAAAGAGAGTCACGAAAGCATTGATCCAGGCAGGCAAGGGAGACATGTCAACAGACGAAGAGCGCGCGGCTGCGCTTGTCCGCATCTGCAATAGCTACGTGCGAAAGCCATGAAGGTGGGATCTCTATTCTCAGGTGTCGGCGGGCTTGACCTAGGGCTTGAGCGCACAGGTATGACAATCACCTGGTCGGCTGAGTGGTTAGACTATCCGCGTAGCGTACTCAAAAAGCACTGGCCTAATATTACGCACTATCGCGATGTCACGAAAGTTGACTGGACAAAAGCGGAAGCCGTCGATCTAATCTGCGGGGGCTTCCCATGTCAGCCGTTCTCAATGGCCGGACATCGCAAAGGAATTGAAGATGAAAGATGGCTATGGGACTACTTCGCAGGAATCATTCACACCATCAAGCCGCGCTACGTTCTCATCGAAAATGTCAGAGGCTTGCTGTCCGCCAATGATGGCTGGACTTTCGCGTGCGTCCTGTCTGACCTGGCCGAACTCGGGTATGATGCGGAATGGAAGATTGTTTCAGCAGCGTCAGTCGGCGCGCCTCACCAGCGGGACAGAGTATTCATTGTTGCCTACCCCAATAGTAACGGAGGTGGGAGGTGCGTACAGCCATTATTTACGGGCGGGAGATACCTGGCAGACCACCTCCAACTTGGTGTGTTATCTGTTTGGTCTGAAACATCAATTGATCGGTCGTCAAGAGCCGCTATCCTCGATTCGGTTCCGAGTATTTGTAAACCCTTCCTTCTGCGAATGGCTGATGTCCCTACCTATTGGGTGGACAGAAGTAAAGCTTGCGGAAATGCCGTAGTTGTTAAGGTTGCTGAGGTTATAGGCCGCGCGATAATGGAGCATGCGAAACAATATGAATGAACTTCCAATGACACTGCATCACCAGCACGCCACTGAATAAGCCCCTAAGTCTACTTACACGCCAGACGCCTTTCACGCGCGCCAGCGGCCAGCAAATCCCCGATACCTGATAGTCTTAAGCCGTCCTGAGAAGTGAAAGGCGACCGGGGGAGAACTCGGTCGCCAGTCGGCTCGCCGATGCAGCACAAGGAACGAGCCACCTGAATTGTACCACCATTGAAATAAAAACACCGCCCGGTGGGGGGGGCGGCGTCTCTTCACGCGGGCTCACTGTTGGAACCCGGCTGAATTATACCAGCTAGCGTTAAAGTTTGCAGTGCGCTATAATCTGTGTAAGGTCTCTATTTAACTTTGCCCACCAACTTACTGCGGGGACTAGGCCATATTATTTGCTCACCTGCAACTAGTGCCTAGTCCCCGCTCATCTCCCTTATCCACGGCTGCGCGGTACAATCTGAGCATCTAATCTCTTGGAGTTTGATTATGGCGCAACCAAATATCAATATCAATCTTTCGCGCGACGGGCTAGACATCCAGCGCGGTGAAACTTCGATGCTCGGCGTCCTGGGCGTAAATGGGTTTGGCACGAACGTTGACCTGGACATTGGGACTGAGGATGTAATTGATGCTGGCAGTACGCTGGTCGAGACCCTGGTCGGCACGCCTGCGCTGGTAGCGCTCTACAGCGGCAATGCTAACGATGTACTTGCCGCTGGTACATTGACCTTTGGGGATAACGCCTCCGATGGTGAAGTGATCGTGATCGGGGCTAAGACCTACACGCTGGAAGATGTGCTCACCAACGTGGACGGCCATGTACTGCGCGAGGCTGCAGCTACCGATACGATTGATAATCTGATCGCGGCGATCAACCTCGGGGCTGGCAGCGGGACTAAATATGCTGCAGCTACTACAGCCAACGCCGCGCCGACAAGTGCGGTGGCGGGCGCGGCTGACACCATGACGCTCTACGCTGAGACGGCCATTGTCACGACTACGGACATCGCTGGCGGCTGGGGTGCTGCTACTGCTGTACTGGGAACCGGCGCGCGCACGATCACAATCTTCGGGCTGGATTCAAGCGGTAACCTGCAAAGTGTTACTAAGAACATGCGCGGTATCACGCTCACGGATACGGATGAGACTTGGAGCTTCATCTACCTGATGGAAGTCACAACGGCGGGCAGCGGTGGCACTAACGCGGGGCTGATCAAGTGCGTGGACAACCCTGAGACTGAAATCTATGCTGAGATTATTGCTACCAACGGGCAATCCATGATGGCCGTGTACAAGGTGCCGACTGGTTACACCGGCTACCTGATTGATTACTACTTCTCGCTGGGGATCACGCCACCTGCTGCTGCCAACGTGACCTGCTTCCTATTCGTGAAGCCGAGCGGCGGCGCATACACCAAGAAGCATTCAGGTGGGATTGTGACGGAAGGCAAGACCGGCTTCCGCATTCCATTCCCGCTGCCCCTGGTAGTGGCTGAAGGCTCGATTGTAAAATGCCGCGCCACAACGGACACTGACGATGTAGTCTTGGATGCAGCCTTCACGCTGACGCTGATCCCGAACGACCTGTAAGCAAACAGGTATAATGTTGCAACCTATATTTTAGCTAAATGTGAGGTACAAGATGAGAAAGAACTACAGACATACAGCAGTAGTGGTTGCATTGGTGCTGCTGATCACAGCCCTGGCGTGGCCTGCTATTGCTGCGCGAGGCCCGCACTATGGTGATGAGGTCACAGCGGGGCAAGTCCAGCTCAGCGATGGCAGCGAGCATTGGCTAACGATCACCACTGGTGCCCTCAGCGCTGATGCAGACTTCGCTTTCCCCACGGGTGAAGGTACTAACGGGCAGGTACTTAAGACCGATGGCGCAGGTGTGGCATCGTGGGCTGAGAAGTTTAATCAGTTAGCCACTAACACCGCCGCCGACATTGTTGAAGGCAATGAAGCGGGTGCCAATGCGTTCGTATTCAGCGGAGACGGTGACCTGACATGGGACGCTGCATACTTTGCTGCTGGCCAGACCAGCCACGTCATTATGGCGGGCTACCTAAAATCCGATAACACCGGCACTGAAACCATTGACTTCACGTTCCTGATTGGCACTACCGAGTTCCTTGGTACTGGCGACCTGGCGCTGGCCGTTGAAGAGGAAGCTGGTTCGCCCTGGATATTCGAGTGCGACATTGTAGGCACTGGCGTTGATACCCAGTTTGCCACAGGTACGTTCAGCTACATGTTCAATGCTACAACTGCTGCAACGGTGATCCCGTTCCATAAGACCTTGACCGAGACTACGGCGGGCACATCGTTATTCAGTTGCACAGTAGAATGGAAGAATGGCGCAGTGACCAACGACCAGGCCACGATGACGATGGCCAACGTGAACGGCATTGCTTTTGATTAAGCCCCGCTGATACTGGATTCCCCACTAGGCCGGGTAAGGGTCGTGAGCCCCCCCGGCTTTTGCTTGCCCGCAATCAGGTATAATCGAAACGTGGCTGGTAAACCTCAATATGACTGGCAGGAAATTCAAGACCGCTTCATCACCGGTAAGGAAACCATGCGGGAGCTGATCGCCATATACGGCTGCGCTCACTCCACCCTTGGCGTCAGGGCCAGTACAGAGGGATGGAATAAGAAGCGCACTGAGTACCGCCGTAAGATCAAAACGGTCGCTAACGCTAAAGCAAAACGAGCCGCTGAGCGCGAGCTGAACGGCATTCCGAACCCTACCATTGCTGAGGTCTTAGATCGTTTGAACTTCGATAATAGGTGTGAGCGGAGCTGTGATGTAGTAGTGGCCAGAGCCGGGATTACTCTTACTGCCTGGAACAATGCGATAGTCAAGCCCAAGGAAGAGCGAACTGAACATGAGCATGACTTGGCACAGATGAGGTGGGTAGACGTGCAGCGCGTGCTACAGGTAGTTAAGGAAGCCCAGGCAGTGAAGTACCGCGCCCTGGGTGTGCCTGCTCCCTTGCAGGAGTATCGTGATACGACGATTCTAGCGCCCGCTCGTGTTACTCGTAGTGAGATTGAAGAGCTACTCGGTGAGGCGGTGAGGGCAGGTGACCTGAGTTTACCGAGCATAGCGAGCAGTAACGGATCAATGAAAAGAAATGGGAAGTCGAAAGCGGAAGCGTAGAGGCTATAGCAACGTCGAGAGTTTCAGCCGATTAGTTAAACAAGAATCTTAAATGAGACTGAATAGCGGTAAATGAGAATAGTAAGTGTTTAACTATTGGGGTGGGAACTTCGATTATGTAGGTAGAGCCCGTTGGTGAGGCTCTGAGGAGTTGAGATGGCCAGCAGGAACCTAAGCCTTGATGTTCACTGCAAGGGCAGCTACCGTCCTGGTGAGTCCTTGTGGGTCAGCATGGCTGTAACATCAGGGGCGCACCGCTGGCATTGGCGCACTAAGATCATCCACCTGGTAGCAAGGCTGCTGGGATTCAAGGAACGGGAGGTAGGCGATGAAGATACCAATGCGCAGGATTAGTGACGGAGCAAGGGGCTACTTGGTTACGGGGACTTTCACTCCTGAGCTGCTGGAAGATGAAGCAGGCAAGGCAGCAGTACGTCAGGGGATCGAAGCCGACATTGCTGATGCTGGTGGCCAGCGCGTCGGCGAATGGCCTGAGAACCTCAAGGAACGTAATCACAAGGAGACTGACTAGCATGGAGACCATAAAGGTAAACGCGACCATCGAGCTGCTTGGCGGTAGCAAGGTTCAAGTCAACATCACCCATGACGGTGCTCTAAGGGATTTACCAGGGCAGTTAGCGGAGCGCGTGCGGGCTGAAGCTACCAAGCTGCTAGCACCCAAGGTTGAAGCTCAGCAGCCGGTAGAGCGATCAGGCAGTGAGGATGTAACGCTGGAATCCAATCCGGTTGCCAGTCAGCAAGCTGCCCCTGCGGTGATCGACTTCAGTAAGGATCGCTTCGGGGATATCGTGCGCGGCTTCGATCCTGAGTACAAGATCGGCTTCGTTCAAGGCTCGCCCGTGCTGATGGATGAAGCTAACAATAAACAGACATGGTTAAGTAAGGTTCAAGTTGACGGCCAGCCCGTGACTGAGCAGCTACTCGAAAAGATCGGCATGGATATTATCATGAAGGGAGCTGATAAAGCGATTGACGAAGTGAACGCAGAGGCCGAAGCCAAGAAGCGCACATCTCGCAAGCGCAAGCCTACCGCTAAGAAGAGAGGGAAGTAATGGAATTAACCAAGGAACGCATGGAGTTGATTGTGCTTGGCAGTGATCCTGAATTTGCCCTGCACTCAGAGTACTGCAAGACACGTGTACTTCAGCCTGTGGTCATCCAGGACGCAGCAGGGAACGTGATCAGCTATACCGTGGTCATCCAGGACGCAGCAGGGAACGTGATCAGCTATACCGTTGACGGGGACACCGTGAGCTGCGGATGGATTGACGATAGCCTTGCATGGCTCTGGCACGATAGCAAACTACCAAGGGGCAACTGAGTAGCCCATGCCGCATATCGATCCTGTTGCACTCAACCGGGTTGTAGAGCGCCTGCTGCGTCCTGCCCAGCGTAAGAAGGTGATGAAGGCAGTCGGCTATATCCCCCATGCCAAGCAGCAGCAGCTACATGATGCCTTCGATAGCGGCGCTGAGTACATCGGTGTAGTAGCGGGAGCGCGCTCGGGTAAGACTGAAGCGTTAGCCATTGAAGCAATTACCGAAGCTGGCTTTGAGAAGATATCCAGGCTTGATGATCACCGCATGATCCAGGTGGCAGCGCCAGAGGCCGATCTTACAGATCGTATCTTTGAGAAGTGCTGGCGTGCCCTGGTCGATCAGCGTATCTATGGGTGCTCACCTATCAGACAGCTCCTATCCCAGCGCGTTATTGAAATGCCCTGGCACTCCCGCATCGAAGGTAAGACCACTAAGGAGCCTGCCTCACTGCTGGGCAAGGGGATCGCACTCAGCCTGCTTGACGAGTTCGCCCGGATGAAGGATGGCGTGTTCGAGAATTACATCCAACGTAACAAGATCGATAACCCCGGCTCCCGCATCGCATGGATCAGCACGCCACTGGGCAAGCTCAATCACGCTAGCAAGAAGTATGAAGCGTGGACTGATGAGATGCAGGCGGGCAATCATAAGTTCTTTACGATGGGTCCACGCACCGGGCTATGGCGCTCAGTAGACAACCCGCACGTTGACCATGAAGAGCTGATGAATACCAAGCGCATGCTCTTCAATGCGCAGATGCAAGAAGTCTGGGAGCGCGAGTATGAAGGTAAGATCACTTCGATGTCCGGTGGCGTCTTCCCAACATTCAACCAAGACTTCCATGTCGGCGAGCCCACCCCCCTCACTGGCGTAATGGATGGGGCGATTGACTGGGGCTTCTCTAATCCATTCGCGACGCTCTTCTGCCAGCTCTGGCCTGATGATCAGCTAGTAATCTTTGATGAAATCTACGAGCGTGGACTTGACGATGATGATAAGGCAAAGAAGGTCAAAGCTAAGTTAGAGCAATGGGGCTGGCGCTGGGGCATGGGTGTTGGAGATCCAAGTTCACCGGGCGCGATTAAGACCTTCAGGAAGAACGGGCTAGCGATGTATGAGCCGCGCGACAACAAAGAGGCCGGACGCCTGAACAACATCACCGACGGCAACAATGCCGTGCGCATCCTGTTCGGGCGCAAGGATAAGCCAGGCATCCTGATTCACCGCAGATGCAAGAACCTGATCAGTGAGACCGGGGCATTGGCAATTGATCCAAAGTCAGCTGACGAGAAGCCCTTGAAGGTCGATGACCACACTACAGATGCTTTGCGGTATTATGTAGTAGCCAAACTCGGTGCAGCAATCCGACATAGTTTGATTTTAAGGGTATGAGGTAGCAAGCAAGTATGCGGTTGCTGGATCGAATCTTCAGGCGTGCCCGTGAAGTCAGGTACATAGCTACGCATTTCATCGGCAGCCTGCTGGGCCAGGTCGGTAGCGTGTCAAGCTGGGACTATGAGAACTATGCCAAGCAAGGCTACCTGCGCAATGCCACGGTGCGGGCTTGCATTGATCAGATCGCAGGCGCGCTGACTAACATCGACTTCGATATTCAGGACGGGGATAAGGAACTTATAACCATCCCCGCCGCCCTCAAGCCATTGAACAAGCTGCTTACCCGGCCTAACCCGAACCAGGGCTGGGATGCCTTGCTGCAAGAGATGGCAGTGCACATGTCCCTCGCCGGTGTTGCCTACCTCCAGCTTACAGCAGCGGGTGAAACGCAGATCGGGGGCACCGTGCGCAAGAGCACTAACCCCGAGCTGTGGCTGATCCGGCCAGACCTTGTGACGGTTAAGTACACCGGACGCCATGTAGACGGCTATAAGGTTCAGGGCATTGCCACTCCGTTCACCCGTGACGAAGTGCTGCAGCTCGTTTACGTTGATCCCTTGCAGCAGTTCGGTGGCGCATCCCCAATCAAGTCCGTTGAGAATGTGATCGACTCAAGTAACCGCGCAACAGACTGGAATGCAAACCTGCTCAAGAACAGCGCGAGGCCCGATGCAGTGCTCGGTGTGAAGGGCGTCTTTAATCTCACCGGGGATGAGCGCACCAAAATTAAAGAGGATTATGAGAAGGCACTGGGGGGCAGCGACAAGGCGGGTGGGCTGGTCGTGCTCGAAGCTGATGGCTATGACTATAAGCAACTGAGCCTTTCGCCCTCTGAGATGAGCTGGCTTGAAGGCTTGATGTATGACAAGCGGGAGATCGCCGCCGCCTTCAAAGTCCCCGGTCTCATGGTTGGCGATCCTGAGTCTAGCACTTATGCAAACTACAAGGAGGCGCGTAAGGCCTTCTATGTTGAAACGATCCTGCCGCTGGCCAACTACATTGCAGGCGAGCTGAATAACTGGCTCGTGCCTAAGTACTCCAAGACCGCTAAGATCGTGCTGGGTACTGAGTCCATCGGCGAGTTGCAAGATGATAAGAACGAAGAGAACTTGCGGCGGTGGCGCTCTAACTGGCTGACGCAGGATGAGAAGCGCGTAGCCGAGAACCTGCCACCTGTCGGTGGGCAAGCAGCAGAAGTGCCTGTAGCACCTGGGCAGATGCAGCTCGTGATGGTGCGTGACTTCCCCGCGCCGACTGCAACTGAGTCACGCTCACAACATGCAACCCACATCACAGCCTTGGGAGCCGGTGGGGCAATGCCCCGTGCGGACGCTATGCGCGAAACCCCACCGGTTACCTCCCTTCGTATCACTAGGCTATTCACTACCAGGGCGAGCCTGGAAGCTGACTACCGGAAGTTGCAGGATGAGTTCGAGCGTAAGTACACCAAGGTGATTGATAAGTACCTACAGGGGCAGGTGCAACGCGTAGCTAAGAAGCTCAAGAAGCAACTAAAGCGCAGCGTGCTCGGGATCGAAGAGCGCATCGCCAAGAGTTCGATCCTTAATGAGCATACCGAGCTTGAGATTTATGCCGAAGTTGTAGAGCCGATTGCACTTGAAGCGCTGTTCGAGTTCGGGCAGCTTGCCCTTGATGAGCTGGGCGCTGGCGGTGAGTTCGATATCGAGCGGCCTGGATTACAGAAGCGGCTCGCGGCTGACCTTGCCAAGCGCAGCAAGCTGATCACAAACACGACTGCGAATGAGATTAAGGACGTGCTCACCAAGGCAACCAGCGAGGGTGTAGGCACGGATGAAACCGCGCGCCGGTTACAAGAGTCACTCGAAGGATTACCCGAGCGCAGAGCCGGGGCAATCGCCCGCACGGAGACGAACAGGGCAGCGTCGGGTGCCACGCTTGAAGGCTATGAGCAGGGCGGGGTTAAGAAGAAACGATGGGTAACCAACCTTGATGGCAAGGAACGCGAAAGCCACCGCGCCGCGAATGGTCAAGTACAGAAGCTGGATGCTAACTTCAAGGTCGGTAGCGATGTAATGCAAGCGCCCGGTCACGGATCAGTGGCGAGTGAGAATGTTAATTGCCGGTGCAGGATCGCGCCGGTCGTGAGGTAACTATGGAACTTGAGACCAGAGCAGCTAAGTTTGAGATTCGGGCAATGGATGCGACTAAGGGCAGCTTCACCGGTTACGCCTCGCTGATTGAGAACATCATCCCTGGCAGTAACATCGGCGCGCCTTGGGATGAAGTGGTCAAGGCTGGCGCATTTACTAAGACGATCAAAGAGTCCGGCGGCAAGAATCCGATCCTCGCAGTACATGACCGGGGCAAGTGGCTGGGCAGTAGCACCGGCGCGACCGAGGATAAGGTCGGCTTGCTGATTGATGCCGAACTACTAATCAATGACGTGCAAGAATCCCGGGAGCAATTCGCACTGATGCAGCAAGCCCACAAGCTCAACAGGCCAGCCGGGTTGAGCATCAGCTTCAGGCCAGTGCAGGAACTTTGGGACGATGATCTTAACCAACGTCAGATACTTGAGCTTGATTGGAAAGAGACCAGCGTGCTGCCCACCGGCTTTGCCGCCAACCCCGGCAGCGATGTTGTGAGCCTGCGCTCTACGCTCCCCTTCAAGGGCTTAACCCTTGCACCGATGGATACCGCATGGCATGCCGAAGCAGCGCGCGAGCGGGTACAGGAATTCGCGCAGTGGGAAGGCAGGCTCAGTAAGCAATCTTTCAGCCAGGCATTCATCTGGCAGGATCGGAGCGCGATCACTGAGGATGGCTACAGCTTGCAGATTGCAGACGTGATCGAAGGTGAGCTGCGCGCAGTGCCGCGTGCCATCTTCCATGCAGCGGCCATCCTTCAGGCCGGTAAACACAGCAAACCAAATACGGACGTAAGCAGGGCGCGCTTGCACTTAGGCAAGTACTACGAACGTATGGAACTCACAGCGCCGTGGGACGTCCGCATCATTGAGCCTACCTACCTGATCGGCGGGGACGCACTCAAACGCATTGCGGATATTGATGACGACCTGGCACTTGAGCTGCATCGCGCAGACCAAGCCGCTATGACCTCCGAAGCAATGAAACTAATTGAGGAGATTCTACATGGATAAGCAGAAAGAACATGAAGGAATAGTAGCGGGGCTGTTGGAAGTCCGCGAGAAGCTGGAGAAGATACCACAGTCGGCTGAGCTGCAAGCCCTCGAAACCCGCATGGGTGACTTGGCTATAGAGAGTAAAGCCCAGCACGATGAAGTCAAGCGTGCTAACGATGCGGCTGAAGCCTCCCTGAAGCGTGCTGATGAGCTTGAAGCTCGCATGTCACAGATGAACTTCAACGGCGAGGGGAGTGGCAGTGTAGCCAAGCCCACCGGGCACATGCTTGCCTACGTTGACTACCTGCGAACGAATGGGAAGGGCGCTGTGTGTCAGAAGTTTGAGCAGGACGCCGAGTACCGCGCCTTGCAGGAAAGCGCTGGCGCTGACGGCGGCTTCCTTGTGCCTGATGTAATCGAGCAGGAGATCGGCAAGAACATCACCGAGATGAGTCCCTTCCGGCAGTTCGCCCGCGTGTCCACAACCACCAGCGACGGCATCACGCTGCGCAAGCGGCTCACTATCCCCACCGCTAAATGGCTAGATGAGACTGGAACTGCTGACGCCAGTAGCCTCACCTATGGCAAGCTGAAGATTCAAGTGAATCCGCTGGGTGCTAAGGTGCCTGTGACTTCGGACATGCTCGCTGATGTTCCGATGATTCAGTCTGAGCTAAACCAGGACGCGGCTGAAGCAATCGCACTGGCTGAAGGCACTGCCTTTATGACTGGCGACGGCGTCAATAAGCCGCTGGGGATCAACTCGGATGCTGACTACAGTTCAGTTACGAGCGTTGCCACTGGTGCCATCTCAGCAGATGACTTCTTCAACCTGAAGGTCGCGCTGAAAGACGGGTACATGGGTAACGCTAAGTACCTGATGAACCGTGAAACCGAGAACGACGCCCGCAAGCTGAAGGACAGCAACAACAACTACATCTGGCAGCCGGACTTCAGTGCATCTAACCCGGCTACCTTTGCAGGCTTGCCCTATGGGATTATGAACGGCCTGCCTGACCCGGCGGCTAGTGTCAAGTTCCTGTGGTTAGGTGACTGGAGCAAGGCTTACCGGATCGTTGACCGCAGCGGCATCGCCGTGTTGCAAGACCCCTTCGCAACCATCTGGAGTATTGACTTCAACTTCCGTCAGCGCGTCGGCGGGCATTCGTACATCACTGAAGCTGCTAAGGTTCTTGTCGGCAAGACCTAAGTAACCAGTGCTGACCATCAGTAACTTTGAAAGGAGAAATGAATTATGCCAAGACGAGATAATTTCTATGATCAGCTTGTAGAGTCGCTGGCGATTCCAGAGAACAAGACCGCCACTGTTACAAGCTCGACCTGTGACTTGCAGGATTACAACATGGTCTCGTTCTTTGTTCACTTCGGGGATAGCGCCGACACGCTCAGCGGCTCGGTGTACTGGACTTGTAAGTTGCAAGACAGTGACGATGACTCAACCTACGCCGACGTGGCCGCTGCCAACCTGATCGGCAGTGACGATGTTGGCTGGGCTGTTGTGAACGCGCCCACCGATGACAGCCGCATCCTTGGCGTTGGCTATTCGGGGATCAAGCGCTATGTGCAGGTCGTGGTTACGGCCACCGGCTCGCATTCCAGCGGCACGCCGATTAGCATTATTGCTAAGAAGTCTCCGGTTGTAATGTCAACTGGCCAGGAAACGGCGGCACCGTAAGCAATGCGTGAACTCATCCTGTTAGTCGATTGGAATGACAGGCAAGCCGGGGAGCTTGTGGCGGTTGATTACGCTACGGCTCTCCGGCTGATCCGCGACGGTATTGCTTGCGAGCAGCATTCATTAGTCAAATCGGAGAGTCACTAAATGGGCGTCATCACTTCCGGGCTGGCACGGCTTGCGCTACTAAAGGGTGAAGTTCTGCTCGGCGAGTTAAGCGATCAGTACAACGGCGATTTGAAAGCCGCCATCGAAACGGCCACGCAGATCGCGAATAAGATCACCGGATGCCAATTGGTCTCGACTGTTTACACTGACGAGCGGATGTCAGGCACCGGCACTAACAAGCTGACGCCGCCTGAGTACCCGATCACTGAGATTGGTGCGGTGAAGATTTGGGACGGCTCGGCCTTCACGACTGAGACGGCTGCATATTACGAACTGATCCGGGAGTTCTGGATTAACTACCCGGCGCTTGGGCAAGAGTCCGGTGCCACCTATCCGAGCTGGCCTGGCAGCCCAGCCGAGAATATCAAGCTCACCTACACGGCGGGCTTTGATACTACCGACTGGGATACGCTCGAAGTCGTGCTCGACGTAGCGAGCTTTGTCACTGCCCCGGCGGTCGGCGATGTGCTCACCCAGGCTAACACCGGCGCGACGATCACTGTCACTGAGTCGAGCGCCGTTACCAACTACGCGAAGGGCGTCTCCACAGGAGCACTAAGCCGCGTTGATAGCAATACCTTTACCAGCGATGACGCTGGCGCGACGATGAATCCGGCCACGGTTGCGCCGGTAGCTATTGCGCAGTCACTCCCCGCGTTTGCGGTTCCCGAAGATTTAGAGTATGCAGTTGCGAAGATGGCAGCGCTGATCTGGAAAGAAGGCGCGGGCGATCAGTCCCGGCTAGGAATTACAACCCGCTCGCGTGGCGGTGAGAATGAAAGCTATATAAGATTCACAGGCATGATGCCCGAAGAGGTGAAGCAGATACTTCGTGGTTACACCAAGCGGAGGTTTGCATAGGCGCTATGGCACGGAAGATCATAGTTAAGAGCGAACGTATAGGAGCAGTGCTCACGGGCGTCCTGCGGCTTGCAGCGCGTCATAACGCGAAGGTGGTCAAGAAGCATATGAAGCTCTGGCCGTTCGAGTTTGAAGCTGCGGCCATTGATGCTTACCCGAGTTTCCTTAACGTGAAGAGCGGACGCCTGCGCGGGGCGATCCGTGGATTCAGTAAGGTAAGTGCCCAGCGGTACATCCTCGGGTTGCGCGTGCGTGGTCTTGCCTATGCGACGATCCTCCACGAGGGCGGCACGACCAGACCGCACATGATCCGCCCACGCAAGAAGGGCGGCACGCTAAGCTGGATCGGTGCGGGTGGCGTGAGACGATTTAGCAAAGGGCATATGCATCCCGGCTCGAAGTTCAGGCCGCGCCCTTACCTGCGTAAGCCAATGTTTAAAGAGTCCAAGAAGCTGACGGTGCGGCTGGTCAAAGACATCGGGTGGGGAGGTTAGGCGATGGCCAACGAAACACTCAGAACTGCCATCGAAGCCCTGCGCCTTGTAGTCCAGGGCGTTGATGGTATCAAAGAGGCCACGATCAACCCGCGCATCTCTTCGAGCCTATCCCCCAGCCAGCTCCCGCTGGTCGTGATCCATGAGGGCGCGTTTGAGAATGACTACTCGGTCACCAATGAGACCGGCATCACTTATGACATTGCAATGCGGATGCTGTACAAGCCGAGCAAGGATCAGTTTGAAGAGTTCGGCAGTGAGATGAATGCCCGTGATCTTGGCGAGTCGATCATCGGTGCGATCGATGTAGACCCAAGCCTTGGTGGTACATGCCTGCTCTGCGAGTTGATTCGCGGCGATCCGCCTGTGAGCTGGCCCACAGATTCAAGCGTAAACTTCCGGGATTACCTTGTGCAGTTGACCGTGCGCCGTGACAGATTATAAATAGCTAGGAGGCTGAGTATGTCCGATCCAAAGAAGAAGCCTAAGCCAAAGCTGAAAGGTGATAGCCTGCCATGCCCGGCAACCTACACCGCGCGGTCTTGGAAGAAGCTCACGAACAAACAGCAGCACGATTTATATGAAAGCAAGGGCTGGATCAAGCCCGAGGAGAATGACTAATGGCAGTACCGCATGTTGAAAAGCTGACGCGGATTCTCATTGGTAGTAATTTAGTTAAAGCTACTAATGTCGATTACGACGTTGTCCAGAACGAAGTGCACAGCAACAATGACCAGCTCCCGTATGCGATGCGCGAGCAGCCGTTGCCAGGTGGCTTCTGGTCAAAGTTCAACTTCGATTTTAAGTGCGCGGGCTCAGGTACTGCGGGCACGCCGCCCGTTGATATGGACGCGCTGAAAGCCTGCGGGCTGGTGTATATCAATGCTCCGGCTACGAGTGACATCTTCACGGTGACCCGCACCCTTCTCAGTGTCTCAGGTTCTTTCAGTAACTACCTCGGGAAAGCATACCTACAGACTTGCACTGCTGCGCTTGGCAATGTGAGCTGGGCGTTCCGGAAAGGGCAGCCGGTGATCGCGACCTACAACATGCTGGGCGCTTACGTTGAGCCGACTGAGGCAGTTGACTCAACCGGGTTGGCTACGAGTGCCAGGCCCGTCGCGTGTAAGGGAATGACGATTGATGTCAACGGCGATACGCTCGTGATCCGTGAAGTTGACATCAACCTGGCGGTTGAAGTCATGCTCCCCGAGCGTGACGATCTTGTAGCTGCTACTGGTAAAGCGGCCGCGGTGATCGTTGACATGATCCCTACGATGCGGATACTTGCTGAAATGCCGTTATTGGCAACAGCCAACTATCACGCGGGCTTCACTGCCGGTACAGTACTGGACTGTCAGATCACGAATGCTGGCGCGGCTGGGAACATTATTGACTGGGCGTGGAAAGGTTATCAGAACACGCCGCCTCGAATCAGCGCACCGAAGCTCGGGCTGGTCGAGTTGAACATGGATATGGGCTGGGGCTCTGGTGAAGAGCTTGTAGTCACTTACACTTAGGAGGCAATGAATTGAAAGCATTACCAGCGAGGATGCAGCCAGCTTGGTACAAGGCAGTCACCGACCCTGATGGTAAAGTTCACTTTGAGCTTACGGCGCTAACGGGCGCGCAGCACCTAGAGATTATGAGTTGGCACGCCACGGCGAAAAGCACCGACTCGAACGATGTAGCTGTCGATCAGATTGGATTAATCATGGATCGGATCGCCGCGAGCTTGACTGGCTTGAAGGGATTGACTGACGCCGACACCGGCGAGGACTTGCTGCTTGAAACAGAACAGCGCGGCACGATTAAGTTGCTGAAGAAGGAAGTGCTTAACCGTCTCCCGCCAAACCTGCTTGGCGAGATCACGGGCGCTGTCCATGAGTTGACTACACTTAGCGAGGTGAAGCGCAAAGCCGTGGATTTTACTTCGCGCTCATCCAAGCAGAAGTCACGTGCAAAGGAAATGAAGAAACGTGCGAGCACGGGTGCGCGAAAGGCGAATTAATTATTGACGTGATCGAGCATGAGAATGGCGAGCTTGAATACATTTATTCGGAGGGATGTCCGTGGAAGCAAGTAGATGCGGAAGTGACCTGGTTTGTAGAGTTGTTCGTGCATTACGACAGCGGGCATCTGCTGGTGGCGGGCTCAATGATGGAGCAGCCGAACTGGTATCTGGACGCTATGCGATATCTGAAGTTCAAACGGGAAGAGGCGAAGAGCAATGCAAACAAGGAAGCGCAGGAGGAAGCCCGGATGAAGTCGGGCTTACCGGGACTGCCGAGGTAACTGATGGGAGCCACTGACAAGAAAACGCTTGAGGTTGTACTAGAGCTTAGGGATAAGCTCACCAAGCAGCTTGAGCAAACTTCCAATAAGACTACCAAGTCATCAGACGCGATGGCTAAGAGCTTCGGCATGGTGGCGCTGAAGTTCGCGGCGGTAGTGGTTGCAGCTAAAGCGGTAGTAGTTGTACTGAAGGCGCTTGGTACTAGCCTGCTCTCAATCACTCAGAAAGGCAGTGACCTCAGCGAAACGATGAGTTTGGTTGGCGTGGTGTTCGGCGAGAATACCGAAGTGATGAAGACGTGGGCTGAGACTGCAAGCGCGTCATTAATCCAGACTCAGAGTGAGACGCTGAAGCAGGCGGCGATGCTCTTCGATATGACGAAGAACCTCGGGCTGGCAGATGAAGCAGCGCTCAGTATGTCGAAAGGGTTGACGGCGCTCACTGCCGACTTTGCATCCTTCCGCAACATGGAAGCTGCTGAGGTCTTTGAGAAGATCAACGCGGCGCTGATCGGTAGCCATGAGCCGATGCGCTCACTAGGTGTGTTCCTATCAGTAGCCAAGGTTGAACAGGAGGCGCTTAACTCTGGTATCTGGGATGGGGTTGAAGCGATCACGAGCGCGCAAAAGACGCAAGCCACTTACAACATCATCCTGGATGAGGCGGGCTCAGCGCTTGGAGATGTAGAGCGCACGTCAGAAGGCTTTGCGAATGCGACGCGCGGGCTGATCGCGGAATGGGACACGTTCCAAGCCAAGCTCGGGCAGTTCACCGCGGACAGTCCAAGCGTCAGCTTTGCAATCGGTTCGATTAAGGACGCCGTTATAACACTGACTGACGGGCTAGTTGATTCAGAAGACTCAGCTGCAACTTTCGCACACGCCATCTCGATTGCAATGTTGGAAGCAGCAGCCGGAGTGCTCACACTCGCAGCATCTATTGGCGTAATGACAAATGGATTAATTGAATTTACACTTCTCAGTAAACAGGGACAGCTCAGACGTGCCAGGGAGTTGGCGCAGGGCAGGGATCCCGGCGGGATACTGACGCCGGGGGAACTTCGAGTAGTTGGTGATCGTCCGGCTGCTGCCGCACGCGAAGCCCGTTTACTTGAAGAAGTGAGGGCGCTAATACGGGTGCAAGGATTCTTTGATGTTGGCGCGCTGAACAGTGCTATTACTGGTATTGAGTCTGATATCTCAGAATTGAAATTCAGGGGAGTCAATCCGCAGCAGTACCAACTACCTGGGAACGCGACGGGCTTTGACTTTATGACTAGCACCTTCCCCGCCCCCGTCCCGGTGATTATTACTAAGGATGAAACCGCAGGCGAGACAGCCAAGAAGGTAGCCGACGCGCTGACGCTTAGCATCCCACGGGCTGCAGGTGATCCGAGCTTTGGTCTCGGTGCTCAGATTGATGCGGCCGATATTCCATTCAGCGATGCGTGGTGGGCGAGCATGCCTGCGGGCAATGTCAAAGAAGCCACGAGCGAATGGGGGCGCGCGATCCAGGGCAACATTACTTCCAGCGACGATCTTGGTATCAGCGTTATGCGTGCTGGCCAGGAAGTCGAAACCTTTGCTGACGTGCTGATCGCGCAGACCAGCAGGCTCGCTGATGATCTTGGTTTAATAAATGCAATTAACGCTATCCCCGGTCGAGCAGATAAACTTCAAGACTTCCTAAATTCAGGTGGTCAATTCCTACCGCTTCAAACACAGGTTGAAGTCTTCGGGTCTGCTAAACCTGATATCGGGCTTGGGGCTGACGGCTGCATAACTTATGCCGATGGCAGCAAGGCTTGACCTGGCTTAACTCCGCCGGGTGCGGATGATGGTTTAGGTAAAGCGCAGGGAGCGATCACGGAACAGACTACGCAGATTAGTAATGCTTTCGTTGGCTCACTAAGCCGGGCAATCGGTAATGCGTTCGTAACCCACGACTGGCAACCTATTGGGCGCATTGTGCTTGACGGGTTAGCGAGCGCGATCACTCAGGCAGGGGCGGCGTTCGGGATTGCTGGCCAGCTCTTCAGTGGGATACTCGGCGGGATCGTGAGCGCCTTCGGTGGTAGCAAACGTAAGCAACGCACCGGGAATACTGAAGCTGATGCGCTACTCGTTAAAGTTGTAAATGAGGACGGCATTGGCATGGCGATCTTAAATGCCGTGCAGGGTTTGATAATCGGTAGCTCGGGTGAAGGCATCGACGGCGTTACCGCGCAGCTTCACAGGCAGTCAAGCCTGCTGGGGGTATAGCGATGGCACGACCTGAAGTAAGACTGACGCGCCTGGATTCGATTGACTACTGCCGTCGTGATAATACCGGGGCTGGTGCCTTTGACGATTATGACGCAGAGGCTAGTAGCGTCGCGGGCGTGCCTAAGTTCCTAATGGAAGATACCAATGATGTGATGTACTTCGGCTGGGACGCGGCTAACTATGTACTGGGCTGGTTCGCGCATACCCTCGGGGATTACGGCAACCTGACCTGGGAGTTCTGGAATGGTGGCGCATGGTTGGCATTCAGCTTGGACTTCGATAGCACCAGCGGCTTTGAAGCCAACGGCTATATGACCTGGAGTGGGTTGACTGGGTGGGCAGCTAACACAGTTGATGGCCAGAGCGCGTTCTGGATCAGAGTCACAAGCGCCGCGTCGGTTACAACAGCCGCGAAGTTTTATTCGATGATGCAGAGCGTAACGCTGGCAGAGCCTGTGTACCTCGAACCGCGCTACCGTGGTGAACCATACTACCGGACTGTGTTAGGTACTGTGAAGCGTCGGGATATGTCCCATACGACAGTTGACGAGCTGTTCATCGAAGCTACCCAGCGGGCGCTACCAATGGAAAATATCAACCTGTTGCACTTCTGGCGGGAGCACCGCGCGCAGGTGTACGTGGAAGACCTCGCGGTTACTACCCCAGCCGACCCGAGCATTGACGCTTATTTCTCAGACTACACCGGGCGATTGCGGTTAGTAGGCGCGAACGTCGCCAGCCCGAGCAAGATGCGGGCGCGCAAGTATGACATCATGGTCACTGTAAGTTCAGCCACGGGGATATTGCAGTAATGGCCGACGTGCTCACATTCACTAACCCCGCTGAGAATTACGCAGGCGCTGGCACGTCGGTTTCCGTGCCAGTCGCGGCATGGGTGAAGCGTGCCGACTTCGATTCGATCAGCCAGCTAGTCTGCTTTATTAAAGAGGATGTACTTGCGCTCTATGACATTGAGACTGATGATGATAACGCGGTGCAGCTTAACGGCACACTGACATTGACGGTCGATGGCTGGCCTGCATTCTCAGGCTTCACTACAGAGAAACCAGTCGTAAGGGCATACAAAGAAGGCAACCATTTAGAGGTTGTGATCCAGGGGGAAGAGGGCGTGCTTGCGAAAGCCCTATGCCCTGACGCTGACGGCAATTATGTGTGGACGCGCAACACCTCTTTCGTTGAAGTTACCGACCTGGCGCTCGCTGCCACTGATGACTTCCCTGGTAGTTGGCAAGGCTCTACGCTCTGGCCTGATCCGACTGCGGGTGTTGGCGCTGATGCGTGGGTAGGGGACGCGATCAGCCCGAGCGATTTGCTCAGCGTCCAGATACTTAACGTTGACGTTGTACCTTTCGATATTGTGCTCAGCACTAGCTTTAAGGCATTCCTGCCGCGTAGCTTCTTAAAGATCAATAATGAATGGTTCATCATTGAGGCTTATGACGATGCAGGCCCTGGCGGAAAGTATGTCGGCGCTTGCGTTGCGCGCGGGGTGTTCGGCACTGTGGCTGCAACCCATGTGGTTAATGACACCGTGTACGGCAAGCAAGCCAAGTCGATTGCTGCTGGCGTATTCGAGATGGTCAAGAACGGAACTGACGCGCAGCGCTTCGGTAAGGACTATGCGGTAATCCCGACGCTCGGGGGATTCGCCCTGGCCACCGCCGCCGGGATTGATACGTTCACGCTGACTTACAATATCTATGACCGCGATGCGACGCTTGACGGTGGCAGTACCCAGCAAACTCTTAATGATGTAATCGAACTGCTGGTAACCGGGGCAGGCGATGACGGTGGGGCGGGATTCATCGGCGGCGATCTTGACTTTGACACCTTGGTAACGGGCGGGCTGGCGATTGCGAAGTATGACTACAACCCGAATGATCGCCCACCGTATGCGTGGTCAGCTATCCAGGATGCAATTAAAGCGCTGGCGCTTAGCGAGTCCGTAAAGTTCTGGTTTAACCATCGCACTAGCAAATTGCGCTTGGGCATTCCCGCGAACGACACCCCGGCCTTCACGCTGAATGATGTGAGTAGGATCGGCTACGAAAAGAATCTGGATGGGGTTGCGAGTTCGATCCTGGTTGCGTGGCAAGATGACCAAGCGCTTAACCGGGTACATGAGGACTTCTGTATTCACGCTGGCGCTGCGGGCGCTGGAGCTAAACCGGATAAATGGGTAAGGGTTACCGCTGACGGTAACAGTTGGGATTTGGGAACTAACACCGAGGACACGAACGCTGCTGATAACACTTTCGGAATCGACATGATCCGAGATGGTAAAGGCAGCACTAAGCTAACGGCGTTCTTCACGCATAACCCCGGTGCTGAGTTCATCTTCTCAACCCATTGGTTCGGTGCTCCGGTTGCCAATATCCCTCCGCAGCTTGAGCTTGGGCGTATCGCGATCAGGGCTGCGAACTATCGAGCGATTGCCGGGTGGTCGCGCAGCTACACGAATACCGGGAATACCTACCGCTACAAGTTCCAGGGCTGCACCGATTACAACACTTCCACCGGTAACGGGACGTGGCAAGATTTAGGCTCTGAAGTCCAGGGTATCCCCGATGCTGAGGGCGTTCCAAAGTTACACGAGACCACCCGCTTCATGCTGCCCTATGTAAATGCGGTGCGGCTGGTGATGCTCTTCATGCCAGGACCGAAGCAGGATGGGGACAGGTATCGCGGCGAAGTCCACGAGCTGTACATTGAAGGCACGACCCGCCACTACAACCACGTGCGGATTGATGACGCGACCCAGCAGGACGCCAGCCTGCTCTATGCGCCGGGCTCTTATGAGAAGTTGCGCGGCGGGGTTAACAGTTCGGTTGGAACAGGTGGCGCAAGCCGTGCGCTGTTCCTGCCAATCGGCGCGGCGAATGAAGCGGCTGCGATCAGCGTAGCGCGCACGACACTTAAAACCAGGCTGGCAGTCTCCGAGCAACGGCGCTATGAATACGAAGGCGCATTGAGCCAAGGCCCAGAGCTTGGCGATACGATTGCAGTTGACGAAAGCGAAAGCGGTAGCGCTGACTTCA